CAAGATTACGTGACAATTTGTCTACTGCTTGACCAAAATGATCTTCTCCATTAGCCTTCTGATCTCGCGTTTCTATCATCTGAACAAATGGTGCCAGAAATCGTTTCTGTATATCACCAAGTATCCTCAATGATAGAAAAGCATCATATCGTCTAATGTAGAATTTATTGCCGTTGTCTAGTGTAAAAACATGGCGAGTGATTTCAGCCATTATACATCTATCCGTTCAGGCCAGCGCCACCAATATTATAAGTGCCAGGAGCGCCAGTATGAATAGCCCACGCGCGCGTAGCAATTTCTTTACCAAACTCGGCATCTGCAGGCTTAACAATCCAAGCTTCAGATGCAGCAAATAGAGTTGTTCCGCAAAGGTCTTGAACTAGGATAGGGCCGACTCTACCACCACAAGTAAGAACATCAACGCTAAACATAGTAGAAAGAAAATCATTCGCCGGTGATGTTTGTTGAAGAGTAACCGTAACAGTACAACGGCGATCAGTATTAACAGCCCGAGCAATTTCACCATCAGCGCCCACTTGAGTGGTGATACCATCGTTCTGCATTACAATGCCAACAAATGTTCCATCAGCAAAACCACTAAGTTGGAAACCATTAAAGATTACCATTACTTTCGCAGAATTGTAAGACCTCATTGCCATCTATGCTACTCCCTTATTACAAGCGAACATTGGTGCGATTAGCCATCCGCGCAGCCAATCTTTCTTGTGCTGCTCTTTGAGCAACCATTGCTACATTGACAGCATTAGTTGGCGTGGCTACAGGCAAGGCTTCATAAGTCAATACTCCTTGTATCTCTACTACATGAATGGCTCCTGCCAATCGTGCTGTAAAGTATACATCCTGAAGTAATCTGTTAGCCTTATTATTGACAGAAACTGATTGCGACAATGGAACATCAATGGTATAACTAGGAACCAAATCACCATCTTCATTTACTTCAGCAGGAGCAATTCCGCCTCTTGAAACACCAAAGTCTAATGCCTGTTGTAACCTAGTCCTAATAATAGCAATGCCAGGATCAGTATACGGAATGCGATTGTCCACAAGCTGTAAGAATATTCTGGTTTTGATTTCTTCACAGAGCCAGTCACGGAACCTGATAACATCAATCCATTCTCCACCAGCAACCTTACCATTTTGAGTAATGGCTATATTACGGAACGGTTCAAATGTATTACCGTTCTTGGCGAACAGATTAGCGAATACTGTTTCAGGAATATAGTTGTAAGCAACATTACTCAAACGTTGATTAGCCCAAGTCTCCTGGCCGGGATATTTAGTGAAGCTTCGCGAAGCAATACCAACATCAGGAAAATTCCCAGGATTAGGATCGAACCACCAAGCGGTTCTAAATAGTTGCTTTTGCTGTAGTAGTGCAGCTACAGATGTAGTATCAGTGGCAGCAGCAGTAATATTATCAGGATCACTCAATACTGTAATGAAAAGTTTCTCGTGTCCTTCAATCCAAGACCCAATATCGACTGTCCTATTCTCATCATGCTTAGTATCGCACAATGCCCACCAATCACTATTCTCATTATTAATAGCATCCAAAGAGTCATCAACATTAATAGCAGCAACAGGATCTAGGCCAATATACAATTGTGGAGGATGCGGTATCTGGCTAAAGAATACCAATGCCGCTTGATAAATAGCATCAGTTGATGCGCAGCCAAATGTGTCTAGCAATTCATCCGGATCAGTAATGATATACACTACTGCTGTGCTACCCGCAGGTTGAGTAAATGTTCCGAACAAAAGCAAGTCGCTAAATGATGCCTGAGTAATACCAGCAGTTCTCAGTAGAATAGAGACCTTGACGATACGATCAATGTTGGCCATTTACACTCTCCTGTATTATGTGGTGCCCCAGTATTCTTTAGCAGAAATTGTTTCTTCGCAAGTGACTTCAGTCAATGAATCAGTATATGTTCCATCAACAACAACCGTATCAATCCAACTAACCCATTCAGTAATTGTTTCCATATAGTAAAAATCAAATTGGTATATTGCTCTTTCTTCATATTGAGATGTATTAATCATAGCGGGCATGCGTGAAAGAAACAAACGATTGCCTATAGATACATTCAAATCCATTTGCTTATTCAAAGATGCTTCGCTTGAGAACCAAGATGCTAAAGCACTAGCTATTTTCATAGAGTCAGGGCCACAATAAAACTGCATATCAATTACAGCTTTGCGCCATGAATTAATTTCTCTATTACCATCAGCATCTATATCAGCATAATGTTCGTGATCAGGAACATCATCCGATGTATAATCGAGAACTATGTATGGCTTATCTATTCTAGATGAATTTTGATATGACCAAATAACGGTTATACCATTAATGGCTATAGGATGACTAGGGCCAAACAAAGGATTGGCCATTAATGTATTAACAGTATAATCAGTTAGTTCCCACAATGCTGGGATCAAGCGACGTTCTCCATGCCAAAGCCTTCGATCAATTCACAAGCATAATAACGCCAATGAGATACTTGCGTCGATCTAGTCTGACTTAGCATAGTAAAGTCAGCTTCCCCAAATAACAAATATTGCGATCCGTCATAGACAAATATGTCTCCAGGATGCTCCTGGCGGAGGCCATCAATCTTTTGATTTACACAACTCAGTCTAGTATCAGTATATATTTTGATATATCTCGCTGCTCGTTTACCCCAAGGCATCATCTCTATTTTCATCATATCGCCAGTAGAGGGCATTTGTACAGTAGCCATTACTTGTTGTTCTATACCAACATTATCTGCTGGATGATAGATGCCTTCTTGCCAATAGCCCATATCGCGCTTAATCACTTTGAATGATTTGCGAAACGAGGTGGTCATTCTACTTCATACCTTACTGTGCCGACCATTCTGCCAGTATCAATCAGCGGAGAACTAGAGCCTTTGGCTTTTATAGTTTCAGGATTATTAGGGACTGCCCATCCCTTAGCTTCTCGTATCGTTTGCTGTATCTTAGATTGATAGAACTCACCAAGTCTCTTTAATCCAGTATCAGTATTATACTTCAAATCAATTATGTTGCCAACAATGTTCTCAGCCACTTTAATTGTTTGATCTCTATATCTATCAGCAGTAGTAGCCATGAACGGCCGACTAGGAATGCTGCGAGTGCCAAACTCATTATAGATAGCATAATCAACAACAGATACCCCTTCGACACTATCACCACCCATAATACCAACTTTGACTTTGCGCCCTTTCAATTGTTTCATATTCAATTCTATCTTCTTCCACCCCATATCTTTATCTTTGAATGCTACCATATCGGATACCAAATGTTCATCGCCAGTGGATTAATAATAGCAGTCAAAGCTATCGGAGACTTACATGGATCGCCGAAACGAGTTAATATTGAGCCTTTAGCACAACGCATATACAATCTATTCCATGTATCCCAAGCATCGGATGGAGGTCTTTGTGACATGCCGGATTGTGTATTAGTAGTAGACGCAGCATACGTTACTTGTATATCACCTTCTTTTTCAGATTGTATTGGCCCTATTGTTGGAACTTGAGTAACACCAGATGAAGTCTCATTACGCAACGAAACTAAGTATGCAGTAAAGGCTGATTGAGCTAAGTCTTGTTGGCCTTCCGGTAGGCACCAAGGGCGTGTTTCTTCAGCTAATGTCGCCAACTGTATAAGTATAGTTGGATCGACATATTGCGGGCTTTCCTCATCAAAGAATTGAGGATAGAACAGACGCAGTAAAGCCTCCACATTTGTCCAATGTGGAGGTTCCTGCGGAAGGGTTTTAGTATCAGCCAATAGAAGCTGCATCCTTATTTTGCTTAACGCGCATTCTAACCAAACCAAGAGCGCCCATGCCTAGACCAAGAAGCGCAATACCTACAGGCTCAGGAACTGCTACTGCCGAAGCAGAAACGTTTCCAGATACTGTCGCACCAAAACTATTAATGGTAGAACCAATAATAGAAATGAGAGGTAGAACATTGGAGAGGCTAAAAGAAGCAGCAGATGGAGGGGCAAGTTGAGCAGGAGTCAGAAAGCCAG